AATTGCTGTTGAATATTGCCAATCACTCGTTCCATCTACATTTGTCTGTGACCCTAATGCAGTATTATACGACCCCTGTATATCATCCTTTAATGAATTATACCCCACAGCAACATTGTCGTGCTGTACATTGGATGTTAAAGCATTTGCACCTATTGCAACATTATAATTTAAACAATCTGTATATAAAGCATTACTACCTATTGCTATATTATCTATACCTGCTGTAATTAAATAACCAGATCTAAATCCAATACCCACATTATAATTTCCACTAACAATATTATATAATCCTTGTTGTCCAATAGTCGTATTATTTGTTCCACTAGTTTTTTTAAGAAATGCAGCTGACGAAATAAGAACATTATTATTTGTATCATTCAATCGTTGAGTACCTCTTACGTCAAACGGAGAGATAGGATTATTATGATTAATAGCCACTTTTCCTCCTTTTGCATGCATTGTACAATAATCTTCATCTAACTCACATAAACTAAATCCTTTATTATAATTTATATTTATAGATCCTGATATATTTTCTAAAATAGTATCTGTATTTTTTAAAAAAAGTGTAGTATTTCCTTGTAATGAATTTTGTAATAATATACCTCCTTCATATTGATCTAATAATTGTGTTATAGTACCTTCATTGTTTATACTATCAACCGGTACATCAGCTGTAATAGTTATAATATTTTTATCTGTATTTTCGTATATATCTATCGGATGCTCGCTTGTCGTTTTACCCAATGATAAACCATGTTTTATATAACTGGATTCTGTAGTTAATGTATTTTCATATGTACCTAATCTTAAAACATTACCACAATTATAATCTTGATTTTCGTATTTTAAATCATATCCTACTACTATAATTGTAGAATCACTACTTACACCCAACGTTGTTCCAGGTAAAGTATATTCATTTGATATAAATGTTTCAGAAAATTGTAACCAACTAGATGTAGAATCATAATGATACATATTTATTTTACCATATACACTTGTAGTACCAGAAGAGGATATTACCAAATATTCTCCCGAACCATTTATATTTATACAACTACCATACTGTTCGTTTGTTTCTAAACCATATAATGATCCTGTTATTGTAACTAGATTTGAATTATCACTGTCTTCATATATTAAACTACTATTTGTACTAGATAATAAATTATATACAAATACCGCACCAACATTATACGACTGATTTGAATAATTTGGTGCAGATATTGCAAATCTTGTACCTAAACTATTCATTGACACCTTACTACCAAATCCTTGATCAGATAATGGTTGTGGGGAATCAACTTTAATATAATAATTATCATCAAATATTAACTCTCCATCACTAAGTCTTTGAATATATATATATATACATCCACTATTTACACCTAAAACGTCTGCATTACAGCTTCCTACTATCATTATTGTACCCTCTCTATTTATTGAAATACTACATCCAAACTTATTAGTAGTATTATCCTCACTCTTATTCATTATTTTCTGAGGTGTTAATGTTCCGGTTACACTTGTATTATTAGTACTACTACTACTAGTTGTTGTATTATATACAATACAATTATCTAAATCTGCATTATAAATATAATTTATATTATTTCCACCAAAACATACATAAGAACCTAATTTTGATATACAACATGTTAATCCTATATAACTATTTACTTCATCACCATAATATGTACATCTAGGACTCCAGAAATTGTTATACCATGAATACACTATTATTTTTCCGCAAAAATCATTATTATTATAACATGTATTCGGTGATCCAATTATCAATGTCTCTCCTGATCCTGATATAGCAAGTGATGAACCAAAATTTTCACCTGTTATTGTACCATCTGACATTTTATTTTCTACATTTCCTATTAATGAATATCCCATTTGTGTCCATACCATACCAGACCACATATAAATTGTAACATTCCCAACACCAGCTATTCCATTTACTTCAGAATTTGAACATCCTATTGCTATCATTGAACCTGTATTATTACAATCTACCACATAACGAGACGATACTTTATTTTTAATAGGATAATCAGTATTATTTAATGTAAATACGTTAGGATCTTTAGTTCCCATTGGTGATAACAATCCATTTGTTTTTGCTCCTAAAAAGGAGCTAGCAAATGATTGTTTTGAACCATCTGCAAATGTTATTGCACCTCCTACATCTAATATTGACTTGGGTTCTCTTATACCTATACCTACTGCTGATTGTATTATCATTCCATTATTAGTTTCTAATGGTCCATTGTTTAATTTAGAATACGTATTACCTATTATTATATTACCACCAACTCTTAATTCAGTATCTCCCGAATTAGATATTATGCTTGTACCTATTCCAACGCTACCTTCTATTAATGCACCGTTTTCTGGTGATGTATAATTTCCAGAAAAAGTATTTCCTATACATAAATTTCCATTTATATCTAACTTATTTTGTGGAGTTGTTAAACCCATTCCTATTTTACCACTATCGCCTAATATTGCTATATCAGCGTAATCATAATAATCTGCATTATCTGCTCTAGTAATACTCAAAAAATTATATTGTTTATTATCATTTTCTATATATTCATCTATTTGAGATATTTTAAAAGATGTAGTTGGATATAACCCATTTTGATTATCGAACATTATTGTATTTAAATTTGGCGTATAAGTAGGCGTTCCATCATTCACTGTTACTAATTGTGTTGTATTTAGCGTAATACCACCACCAACACTAGCATGTTGTAATATTTGATAATTTTGCATAACAACCGAATTAACATTCATCTCACCATTTAAATATATTTTACCATTTATTGTTAGATTTTTACCCATATACACATTTTCTTCTATTCTTGCATTTCCGAAAATTTGAGTATTACCATTTAATGATATATCATTTGCACATGTTACTGATCCATAATCTGTATCTGAATTAAAAGTATCCGTACCAAACCCAAATTTTCCATCATATCGTTCAATAACCCCGTATTTTATTCTATATTTTATATTTGTTGCTTGAGGTCCATATACTGCATCAAATAATAGATTTCCTTCATCATCTACTACTTTATCTGGTCTATTCGAATTATCCGAACTTTGATATTTTAATTTTATATGTTGTTCATCCATATAATTCATTGAATTATTAGTATTTGATATCATAAATGAACGAATATTAACTGTAGTTCCTATATAACCGCGTATGTATATATATACATCATCTTTACCCGTGTTCTTATTTCTATATATACATAATTTATATAAATCATTCGTTTGTTGGCTATTTGCATCATATCCTGTACCTCCACACATTGAACTTTTATATATAATTGCATGAATATCAGACTGATTTGTAGATGTAGATGTAGATGTAGATGTAGATGTAGATGTTTCATTTACCGTAGCACATGTATCGGTTAAATCTACTATATTTATATTATTTGCAATCACATATGTATCAATACCCATACCAGAAGTACTTGTCATATCTCCTCCAAATATTTCTATTTTTAATTTTCCATTATTATTTCCACTCAATGTTTGAGAAAAATCATAAGCAACATCCAATGTTCCACAATAATAATAACCATTACTTATCAGTGGATATCTCTCTCCTGTTACATCATATACTGTATTATTTCCATTAATACCTGATCCATATCCAGACAATAACTGACCATTTATATCTAGTTTTGTTCTAGGGTTTAATGTGTTAATACCTACACTACCTGTATTATCTATTAACATACGAATATTTTCAGCGTATCTATCATCTGAATAGCTATTATTAAAATTAGATTCTTCATATGTATCGAATACTATATTAGATGATTTTAATCTTATTCTATCATATATTGTATCGCCTTTATATATAAATAATTCCTTTTTAGTTACATCACCAATATACTCGGATCTAAAATATTTTTCTTCCATAGAACTTCTAGGTATTTCATCTACATCTACAGATTCGTTTGTATCAGGATCTAGACCACCAAACCATATTGCATTTACTTGACTTGTTGATCCTGTATTATTACCTAATCTTAATGTATTAGACGCTACATGCAACGAAGTATTATTTGAATTTATTTTTAATGTTTCAATAGTATTAAAATTACTTAAATTACTATGAATATTATTAGAATATTGTGAATAATCAATACCACCTATCTTTTTCCAAGACATTACTATATTAATTAAAGACTAGATTATTAAACCATTTATTTTTTAATTTATTTTTTATATATATTTATTAATGGTGTATAATATTTGTTTTTCATTAAATGCCAAAGAACCTAATATTCATAAGGTTCAAGACATGTTGTTAAATATTTCATTCAGTTATGGTGCTCATAATTATTATTTTACATTTGAAGAAACTATTTTAAAAAAAAATATAATTATTACATGTATATTCAACTTATCATTTGAAAATAATGAAATTAAAAACATGACTATGTGTATTAATGAAATTCGTAATCTAGCAAAAGTTAATTTGGATTGTATTTTCGAAGAAAATAATAAATATAGATTAATTTATGCTTCTAAATATTATTTACATTCCATTGAACAAAATTCTGTATCAAATTATAAAAAATTTCATAGAGAACGAAGTTATTCCGAATCAGATATAATTATATTAAATTCAATCAATAAAAATAGATCTAATAGTGTTTCTAAAGATAGTAATATTATGTCATATGATGACTATTTAAAAAGATTACTTTAACTTTTTCTTTTTTTTTTTACTTTTTGTTTTATCACTATTACTACTTTTATTTCGTTTAGTCTTATCTGTTGATAAATGTTTTTTTTTATTTAGTATATTTTTATATTCTTTATTTTTTGGATCTAAACAATTTTTTATATTACTAATTTTATCGTCATCTGGTGTAAATGAATTATTAAGCATATTACCAAAATCTTTTAGACTTAAATTTTCTATTTTTCTCATTTTCCCATCACTAAAAAATTTTACATCAAGTTTATTACCATCTCTAGAATAACCCTCCCATTGCGTACTACTAACTACATTACCATCAATATTTATTTCATTTGATCCCATTGACATTATTTGTACATTGTTCTTATTCATATATATACTATTACTATGATAAATTATATTTTTATTTTTTCTATAAATTCATCTTTAATTAATGATATATATTTAGCCTTATTATTCTTATTACATATATTTTGTAATCTTGTATGATACTTTTGCTGATATTCATCGTTTATTTTTATTTTATTCAAATTATTATTTTGCCAATCTAAAAATATATTCCATATATTAGCTATAATTTTTTGATAATAATTATTTATTACAATATCATCTACTTTATTCCAACATAAATTATTATAAATATAATAATTAGTATTTATTATATAAATTGGTATCTTCATATGCTCTAATATTTTATATAATGAATTATATATAATATAATCATCCAAATATTGTAAATCTTGAAATGTTATATTTATACCACTAATCCATTCTTCTATATTTACTGGGTCTTTATTATTCAATAACCATACTTCAGGTGATTGAATTGTTTCATTTATTTGTATCTTAGGAGTTTCTATGTGTTTTGATTTTAATATAATATTTTCCTTCTTTAGTTTTTTAAATTCTTCTTGCATATTTACAAATTCATATTTTAATTCTTGAACTACATTTACCAAATCATTATATGAATATAATTTATTATTTTCTTCTATATTCATATTACGTTCAAATTTTGAAGCATGTACCATCTCACATAATAACACATGTCGTTTATAGTAAGAAACTCTTGAATAAAGTTTATTACAATATATGCATGTATTTTTTGGCATTATACGTTTATAAGTATATTTTAATAATTTTTAATCAATTTTATATTTTATTATTATATAGTAATGAGTAATCCATCTAATAAAATTAATAATGTTCATACTAATAATAAAAATACGAAATTAGACTATTTAACAAATAAAAATAATCCAGAATTTTTAGTTGGTGGAAATATTATTGCAAATCCAAGTCTTTCTAGTTTTCGTCCTACAGAATATATTGTATTATCCAAAGAGTTAAATACTGATTATATTACTTGTGAAGAAACTGTTTATTTTACATCAAAACAAAAATGTAATGATCCAGAAGAAATAATTCCAAAAGGATGTAGTAAAAAACGTTTATGTTTAAATACATTGGTTTATCAAGATCAAACAAACAAAATAATTAATAATCAAGTTAGACAATGTAGTTCATTATATACTAATAATTATGCTAGTAAAAAATATACTATAGAAAATGATAGTTATATTAAAAATAATGTACCAACCAGAGGAAATTCAACTAAAACAACCATTACGTCATTACGTCCAGGAGGATTAAGCGCAAAAGGAGTAGGTGTTCATAAAAAACACGATTCATATCAAAGAAGATATTTAAAATTAAAAAACCAACTATACTGTGATGATAATTGTAATGCATAAATTTAAATAATTATAAGTTATAAAAATATTATTAATAATAAATAATATTATTTAAATGTTTATATTTTCATAAATATTATATTTAAATAATATATATGAAAAGAAACGACGATTTTATAGTAGATGACACTATGAATGACGAACTAATAAAACAAAGACAGTTAGAAGCAGATGTTCAAAAATTACTAGCGATTAAAAAATCTGATAAATATAATAGCATTAAGTATATTCTAAATGATAATGGTATTCAAAAACATACTCAAGTTGGTTTTTACCAATCTAAAATTAAAGAATTATATGGAGAAGTTGTAGAGTTATCAGAAAAAAATTCAGAATTGATTAAAGACTTAAATCAACTCTCTATCTCTCAAAATAATACAACAAACGATAAAAAATTATTAGATATTATTAGACAATTACAAGATGAAAAAGATAAATATAAAAAAATCGAATTAGAAAATTTGAAAAATAAAAATATTAATTCTGATAAAAAACTAGAAGAACAAATTAAAAATATAAAAGAAGAAGAACAAAAAAAACGTATTGATTATGAATTAAAACTAAAACAAAGGTTGGAAGAAGAATATAAAGCAAAATTAAAAGACGCAATAGAAACCCAAAAATCTATATCATCTAATGAAATTAAAAAACAAGAAATTATTGTAGATAAAAAACAAGAATTAGTTAATAAAATATTATTAAATGAAAAAAAACAAAACAATATAACACCAATACCCGCAGCTGCTGCTGTAGTCCAACCTGTGGTCCAACCTATAGTACAACCTGTGGTCCAACCTGTGGTCCAACCTGTGGTCCAACCTGTGGTCCAACCTGTGGTCCAACCTGTAGTCCAACCTGTGGTCCAACCTGTAGTCCAACCTGTACGTAAAAAAAGAACAGTTATACCCCAAGAGTTAGCAAATATACTATTTACAGAATCTAGCGTTGATGGATCGTTTAATCCAAAAAAACTAGAACATGCGCCTACTATTAGGAACGGTTGTTTTATAGATAAAACCCAACCTAATAATGTTTCAAAACCTGTAACTAATAATGTTTCAAAACCTGTAACTAATAATGTTTCAAAACCTGTAACTAATAATGTAAAAAAATCAAGAAAAGTATATGGATATATATAATAAATATTGCGAATTAAGAAATCATTATAATATTTTATATATTAATATTATAATGAATAAACTCTATATGAATTTATCTACAAAGCCCCAGTTTGTTAAGCCAAATAAAAGAGATGTCAATGCCAATATAAATGTTAAAATACCTAATCCATCCTTAAGAAATATGTTAGGAAGAATACAAGGAGTAAGAAAAGGATGCAGTGCATGTGGAAAATAATTAAGTGGATAATTGAATAGAAAATGACCAATCAATCTTATTTAAATCTAATATTCTGCCAAATTCATCTATTAATGATATTTTTAATTTACTAATATCTACTGGACCAGTATATTGTCGTTGGAGTGTAATTAATCTATCTACAGTGTAATATTTACTACCACTATCAAATAATATTTTAGCCAATACATTTCCTCCTAATGTGACAGTTGCATCACATCCTTTTAATGTAATATCTTCTATTATAAAATTATCTATTTTATTCGAATTAAAGTCATCTACAACTAAATATATATATCTTGAACTATGAAGTTCAATGGGAGAATCACCTCTTACCAATAAATACTTCTCTAAATTTGTATTATTCATTGTTAAATCTGTGTCCATCGTATTAATCATTTCAGAATATGGTTTTAATGTAACAATTGGAGTTCTGAATCCAAACATCCATCCTAACTTACTTCGTAAATCTCTTTTTGAGTCAAGTGAATTATATGTTTTATCAAAATTTAATTCAATCAATTGTGGTATTTCATCATCTGTTAAATCAGTTGTATCAAACATAAAATATATATTCTTAATCATATTAGCGCTATCTGATGCTTCTGATAAAAAAAACGAACATCTTTTAATATTATCGTTTTCATGATTTTCAAAATATATGTTACATAAATTTATTAATTTGTGATAGTTACTATAATCTTTAAAACTATTATCTAATAAATATATATCTGGTAAGTGTATCATATATTCCTCATTATCTATATTTATCATAAAACTTGAATTATTATAATGTTTTGACATTATACAAAATACTTGTGGTATTTCAACAGAAATTAAATCCATTTTAGTTATATTTTTTATAGATTGTGGAGCTGTATATACAAAATTAGTACCATTATTAGGTAAATAATCTAATCTAAATCGTGTATCTATTGTTATTATTTTTTTAACAAATAGATTTTTACTTTTTGATGAAGATGACATTTGTAATGGATTTGTTTGGGATGTAGTTTGATTTACAGTTGCTGTTAATGTATTGATGGATTCATTATTTGATAAATTTGATAAATTTAATATTAATTTATTTTTAACTTCTTCTAGAAATATAACTGTTTTGTTTTTTTCTTCTTGTGTTTTATTCGATTGTTTTACTTTACTATTTAATAACTGATATTTTGAATTTATTTCAATAATATCATATTTTGAATCTTTTTTAATTGAAAATAAGTCTAATAATTCGTTATTATTATAATGGTCAATATTTAAATCAAACATTCTTATATGATAATAATATATAATTAAAATATAATATATACTAAAATATATTAAATAGTTATTTATTTATACTTATATAGAATGGAAAAACAATCTCAACCCCTATCTCAACCCCACCCAGAAACACAAACTGTAGCTCAATCTGCACCTCAATCTGCTCCTCAATCAACTGATACCAATCAAGTAAATATTTTAGATGTGGATGTAACAGATGAAAATGTTGCTCTTAATCTTCTTGTAAATTTTGTGAATATCGCACAAAAGCGCGGTATATATAGTCTTCCAGAAGCTTCTAAAATTTGGGAGTGTGTTAGACGTTTTCAAAAACCTCAATAAATAAATATTTAATTTAATTAATTTTAAATATTTATTCTATTTCCGTTATTTTATATGCTATATATGCAATTATTACACCTAATAAAAATCCAGCAATAACTTGTATTACTCTATGTGCTCTTTTCATAACACGAGCGTAAGCTACTAATAAAACAATTATTATTTTTAATAAATTATCTATTTCAAATATACCTTTGTTACTGATAAATATTAAATAAAACATAACATATGTTGTGGCTAATGTATGTCCAGAAGGAAATCCAGGATTATTTCCTGAAAATCCACCACTATTAAATAAATTAGTATCTCTAGCATCATCCGGTCTTTTAAAAATATTTGCATTCCATTTTTTTGTTATTTGTTTAATTAATCTATGTGTAATACTAGATATTACTAATCCAATGAATAAATAACTATTGTTATTTATTATTAATTCTAAAAAACTATAAACATATAATACAACTAAAAATAATGAAATGAAATCATATATATCTTTTATTTTTACTAATTCCATATGTAATACGTAATTATTATTTTTAATTTAAATATATTTATTCTAATGGATTATAAATTAAAATATGGAGATGTATCTACGCCTGAATATTTTGTAGAAGAAATTTTAGATTTGTTACCAATACACGTTTGGAAAAATATAAATTATAAATGGTTAGATCCTGGATGTGGAAATGGTATATTTATTAAATGTGTATATAAAAGATTATTTAATAGTTTGTCTACAATTATAACTAATGAATTTGAAAGGAACACTCATATTATAGAAAAAATGTTGTATATGGTAGAATTAAATCCAATTTATATTTCTGAACTAAAACAATACTTTGGAGAGAAAGCAAATATATACAATATTAATTATATATTATTTAATAGTGAAATCTTATTTGATGTTATTATTGGTAATCCACCTTATAATATGGACGGGGGTATAAAAGTACCTACTAATACATCAAATAATAAAAAAAATGATGGAAAAGCGATATGGAAATCATTTATTAAGAAGTCTCTCCATATATTGAATCCCAATGGATTTTTAAATGTATGCATACCTGTAATTTGGATGAAACCCGACAAAGAAAATATGTATCAACTATTTTTTCAGAGAGAAATAGTCAAATTAAAATGTTTTGATAACAGCGAATCAAATAAAATATTTTCTTATAATGCACAAACACCTATAAGTATAATATGTTTAAAAAATAATCTGCATTCTAAAAAATGGCAAGAAATATTATTATATGATAAAAATTATTCGAATAAATTTATTAAATATAAATTAAATTACTTCTCTCCAATTCCATTAAAACTTTGTTATATATTTTCTATTCTACAGCCATATGTGGAAAAATATGGTTCATTGAAATCTTATATTAATAAAACAAATATGCCTCCTGTTGGTGTATCATTAGTTAAAACAAAAGATAATGAACATATTTATCCAAATATACATAGTTGTTTAATTAAAAATAAAACGGATCCGGAATTATCAATTTACTATAGTAACAAACCATTGGTATATAATGGTATTGAAAAAATAGTGTTAGCACATAAGATGTATGGATTTCCTTTTTATGATAAAAATGGAAACTATGGTATTTCTAATCGAGATAATTATGTAATAACCAATAATAGTAAATCTATTTTCGACTTTCTCTCCACCTCCTTTTGTATAACTTTATTTGAATCCACTCGTTACCGAATGAAATATCTAGAAAAATATATTTTTGAGCTACTTCCAGATATTACAAAGATAGATGACTTTCCCAATGAAATAACTACCAAAAATATATGTAATTATTTTAATCTCACTACAGATTTTACAAATTACTATGATAAATATAACCAGTTTAATTTTTAAAAAATTGATATTATTGATATTATTGATGTTATTAATATTAATAATACTGCCATGTCCTATAGTATAGCAGTTACTAGATTTAACGAAGAAACATGGAGAGAACAAAATATATATATGAATAAACATTCTTCATTAATATATAATTCACCTTGTCACATTACTGATAAGATTCCTATAGATAATTATGTCATTGTCTTGGAAATGCACAACGACGACAATCACATTAAAGGTATTGGATTGATAAAAAATTATGTAACACATAAAAAAAGAAAGATATTTAGTGACCCAAACTATAATCGTTTTACGTATAAATCATTATATAGAATTGATAGACACGATTTAACTGATTTTGATGAAACTATTTTGAAATTCTTTGATATTGTATGTTTTACCGGAAAAAAACATTTAAAACGAGGTAAAGGAATCCAGAGAATTCCCAATGAAATAATAGTAAAATGTAAAAATATTATATATTTTCCATCATATT